TTCCGTTCTTATAAAGCTATTGCCATTTAATTCAGCAACTGTTTTAATCAGTTCCTCGTTTGTCGGCACTACCGTAAACAACTGCTCCACTGCTGTAATATTGAGTCCTTCAATCTTCACACGATATAATGGGAATTCCCTTATCTTTCCACCTTTATAAATATCATTCTGTGTTAACGCTGGATCCGCCGCTGTTGTACCAGCCGTCCCCTGCTTTACTTCGTAAGTCATTGTATCAATACCGCCGGATCCGGTAGTCACAAATTTTGCTACGATAATATCGTTGCGATTCTTCCCAGACTGACCATTTGCAATCTCACAATCTACATATTCCCCATAAGGGATCCTGGCGAAATGCCCGCCCACAAAAACAACACCATCTGCAATCCTTACTTTGTTATTCGACAGCACCGTGGCTTTACACGCCTGTCCAATGCTCGATACGCCATCTTCACCGAATATCGACTGAAATATAGCAGCATCGTCTTCTGCATAGATATGCGGCTCAGCTTCTGGTGCGGTATTAACTGTAATTCCTTTCATTCCAGCCATTTAATTCTCTCCTTCCAATTTATAATCAATTGACACATTACCGTCCTGTACCTTTAATATCTTTCTTATTACAGGCTTTTTGACCTGAGTATCTGTAATCTCATCATATCCAGATACGATATCGCCAAGCTCCAGGTCAATATCCTCCACAGTCATTTCACATTTCTTGTAATTCATCAGATCTTTCAGGCGCTTGGTTCCGTCTTCTTTCAGCTGAGTCGCATCTGCACTCGTGTAGATATACGCCTCTGCTTTCTCATCCTGACCAAAGTAATGCTGCGTCTCTCCAATACTGCCATCTTCTTGGACATACAGATGAATCACTGCCCTTTGCTGATTCTCGCCTTCTCCGGCACATACCAGATGATTCACACCATTCCGGCAATCCCGGATATCTACATGTATATTTCCTTCCATGCTGTATTCCTGTTGATCAGAATAGTCTATAATTGGAACTGCCTGAATGGAAACATATCCATATTCCAGTCCTTCTGGTTGAATGTAAGAGATATTCAGACGACATCCATAGGCGCCTACCAGCTTCATAAGCGCATCATATAACGTGACGTACCTATCCACCTGCCAATTACTCACCGTAATGCCGGTATTTATTTCTGGTACATAAAAGAGACCGCCAAAGCGATCCCCTATCAGTTCCCGTATTACGGTATTGAGTTCCCCGGATAACACCAAATGATCCTGTCCTGACGGTGGCTCAATGATCCGATATGCCAACATTCCTCTCCAGATGTCACCTCGCAAGATTACGTTCCCGGTAGCTGTCACGGATTCAATGTCTTGTATGATTCCACCATATTCCGTATCCGGAATAAACAGCCTACATCCATATCCCAATGATCCTGAATCCCACTCAGATGCTGATACGGTCGTTTCAAAATCATTGCTATCACCGATATCCAGATCAACATCTGCGCTGTTTGGAAGATTTCCCTGTTCTTCTCCGGATGGCTTCGAAACAAGAAATCGAAGCTGATTTACCGGCTCTTCCATCTTGGTTCACCTCGTTCCTCAAATATGATCAGATCAAAATCGAATTTTCCCGTCCAGGCAATCAACTGTCGTCCCGGCGGTATCTTCTGGAAGAACTTTCGTCCCTTCTGCCGATTATGAAATGCATTGATACGTTCGCCTTTATTCATTACTTTTGTAACCGTTTCTGATCGACTGTCAATAATCAGATACTCGCCTTCTTCAAGTGTAATATTCACAAGATATGGTATATTTCCGATTGACACCTGTGGGTTCACTACCGGTCCGTAGATGATCAACTGGAAATTTGCATCTGTAAAATGAGGATTAATGATATAATTGCTGTTTAACCCATTCGCATATCTATATGGATATTTCCCCGGATATCTCTTATTATTGCTAGATGTAATGCCATAGCTGTGGAAATCATAAGTACGCTTACTAATCCAGAATGGATAAGGCGAAATCAATGTTTTTTCTACGTCCGCGGCATAAAACAGCTCTTCGTAATCTTTTGGCTGGCTCTCTATTGCGTAACAGGACAGATAATAATCTCCATACCACAACTTACCAGGTGAGCCAGCTATAACATCCACATCCATAATGTCATTCAATCGATCCATCGTTTCATCGAATTCCTCTTCCGAATCCGCAAACACTTGCAGATTCAGTTTTTTCGTAGCAGACGTCCTGTAAAAGAGACGTACCGCCACGCTATTCCTGGTTTTATTATCAATTGCTTCATATTTCCATTCGCTTCCAAAAAGGCTAGTAATATCTTCAATTACAATCGGCCATTCATCCAGATTTATTTTTTCTCCGTTGCTATTTTCGTAAAAAAGCATCAAGCCATAACCTCCTCTATAATCCGTCCAAATTCTCTTCCTTTATATTCCACAACAACCTTGCGTTTTGCCATTTCATCTGCAAGCCGTCCGTAATCAATCGGATCTCTTTCTACTCTTTCCATTCGCATCATCACCCGTTCCATTTCATCCGAAATGTAGGATCTCAGCAGTGCAATCGGAGCTACCGCTTCTTCTCCTGCCTCTCCCACACCTTTCAACCCACTATACGTCGGTATAAGTGTTGCTTGTTTGAAAATAGCTCCCTTCGCATACCAATCCACATCAAATTTAGGTGCAGATGGCGGAACCAATGAAAATGATCCCGTAATCTTAAAATGCGGTAGTTTTAGTTTTGGCAGAGACCAGCTGAAATTGAAAAATCCTTTAATTTTGTCAATTCCATTTTTTACAGCACTTTTTGCGCCGTCAATCTTTGATGCTATCGTGCTTCGGATGCGTTCGAATGTGCTCGATACAGTCGAGTATGCCTGGCTGATCGGAGTAGAAATGTAACTCTGTACCAAGCCGAATCCGTTTTGAATCGCGGATTTTGCAGAATCAATTTTTGACGTTATCGTACTTCGAATGTTTTCAAACGTAGAAGCCACCGATGTAGAAGCCTCACTCACTGGCGTTACAATGTATGTATTGATCAGCGAGAATCCCGACTGTATAATTCCGCTGATAAAATCGATCACGCCCTGTATTTTCTCGCTGATTGAGTCCCATACACTTACAATCGTATCGTGACAGTTGTACCAGATAAATTGGAATGGAACCGCAATAATCTGTGCCGCTGCCGATATGATAGATTCAATCGTGAGCACGCCTACTGCTATCACATTTCCGATCGTATCGAACACGGATGTCACCGTGTCTACGGCGCTGTCTACCGCTTCTGTTATGGTATCAACGATTTCATCAAGTCCCAGGGCTTCCAACAGTGATTCGCCAAATGCAATTGCCCCCTCTAAGAGTCCGGCAAGTGCTTCTGCTACAAAGTCAAGGATGCCTGTTACAATTTCATCGATTCCCTGAGCAAATAATTCCAGTCCCTGTTTTGCAAGGTCTGTATCCCCGGTAAATATGCCGACAATCATATCGCCTAGACTAGCAAGCGCGTCTACAATTCCGCTTATTACGGTAATGATTGGCTCGATCACCCGTAAAAGCACATCAAATGCGATTGCTAGCGCTCCCGCAATCGTTGCAGCTATAGCCGCTACAACTACGCCAAACACCGAAAATAAGTTTGACAGCCCTCCAATCTTATCTCCCAGCTCTCCGGCGGCTGTTTTAATGGATTCAAGCTTCTCCGAAAATCCAATGTTATCCAGAAATTCGGATATGGTGTCTTTTAGTACTCCGATAGCATTTGTGACATTCTCTCTGAATTCATCACTTTTATTCCACAGCACAACCAGAATCGCAACGACTGCCGCGATCGCTGCCACAACTAGCGCAATTGGTCCAAGCGCTACAGTGGATCCTGCTGCCATTGCGGCTCCACCTTCAGTTGCTGCAGCTCCTGCTCCTGCAAATATACCGGCAAGCTTACTGCCAACGTTGATTACTGCTGAGATTCCGGTCGAAACCTTACCGATAAATATCAACAACGGCGATAATACCGCTACAAATGCTGTCACTCCAAGAATCGCCTTCTGCTGCCCATCACTCAGACCTGCTATCTTTTCCGCAAAATCATTTACTTTCTGAACCGCTTCTGAAACTTTCGGAAGAAATGCAGATCCAAGCGTAATACCTACATCATAGATATTATTTTTCATGATCGACAGCTGACTTGCCGTCGTCTCATAACGCTTACTTGCTTCGTTCGTCAGTGCAGTGTTATCCTCCCAGGCATTTTTACCTGTTTGAATCGCAGATGTAAACACATCGCTCGCATTGGCTGATCTCAGCAGTGCATCACGCATTCTGGTTTCAGTGATGCCCATATCGTCCAGCACTTTGATCGCGGAATCTGTTTCACCGCCGCATTCCGAGAGCCCTTTGATAAACGCCTCCAGCGCACTGGTTGCGTCTTCTTTGAATAATGTAGAGAACTCATCCACGCTCATTCCAGCGACATCTGCCCAGTCTTTCAGCGAATCGCTGTTTGTCTCAACCGCAAGCTGCATCTGAATCAGCGCTTTCGAAAATGCTGTTCCACCAGCCTGTGCTTCCATACCTACAGAAGATAATGCTGTAGCAAGCGCCAGAATATCCGACTCAGACATACCAACCTGCGCACCGGCAGACGCCAAGTTGGTTGCCATGTTCATAATGTCCGCCTCTGTTGTGGCGTAATTATTGCCCAGATCCACGATGGTGCTGCCCATCTTCTGGTACTTCTCTTCCGCAGTCATGGAAGTGTCTGCGGCCAATCCGGTCACATTCGCAAATTTCGCAATGGAAGTTGCTGCATCCTCTGCTGCCAGATTGGTAGAATTACCCATGTCGATCATGACGCGAGTAAATGCAAGAACGTCCTGCGTCTTAATGCCAAGCTGTCCGGCAGTCTCAGCTACCTCTGCAATCTCAGTCGTAGATGCCGGGATTTCTTTCGCCATACTGCGAATTCCATCTTCCAGCTGCTGGTAGCTGTAAACACACTTCCCATTCGCATCAAAAACCTCATCTGAGGTTTTCTTTACTCCGGCAAATGCTGACTCAAAAGAAATAGCGGCTGCTCCCGCTCCCGTAAGAGCACCCGCCGCCGCTGTACTTGCGCCTTTCAGACTCTGCCCGATATGTTCTGCGCCTTCTCCGAATTTTCCCAGTCCCTCTCCTACCGTCTGCAAGGTTGTTTTCTGGTTCTTTAGTTCTTCGGTAGTATTCCTAATTTCATTCTGAATCTCTGCCTGTTTAATCTTTGCATCTGTCAGATTCGATTTTAAATCCGCATACTCTTCTGAGTTCTCACCAACTTCTTTACCACACGCATCCAGTGCATCCTCCAAAATCTTTGTTTTAGAGGTAACCTCCTGGGACTGTCCAGCCAATAACTTCTGACGTTCTTTCAGAAGATCTGTCTTATCTTTACTTCCTTCCAGCTTCGTGGAATTCAGCTCCAATTCCTGATCAAACTGCTTAATCTTGGTATCAGCCTGTTCCAGACTGCTTCTGAGTTTTTCCTGCGCTTCCGCCTGCTGTCTGAGTTTTTCCGCTGCTGCCTGAGCTTCAGCACTCATTTCACTTTCCGCAGCCTTCTGTGCATCTAACTTAGCAGTTGTATCAGAAAGCTCCTGCGCAATCGTCTCCTGTGCATTCTTCGCGTCATTGAGAGCGGCGTTCCATCTGGATGCTTCAACAGAATTTTCGCCAAAGATATTTTTCGCAGACTGCAGTTTATTATTTAAAAGCTCTACTTTCTCTCCGCTTGCAGCCAGCTCCTGCTGCAAAATCTTCTGGCGCTTCTCCAGTCCGTCTACCGTTTCTCCGGTGCCTTTCATCTGGGTGGCATTCAGTTTCAGTTCAGACCGAAGTGATTTCAGATTAGCATTTACCTGCGTAATTCCCGCAGTCCATTCTTTTGTTTCTGCACGGAATTTTACGCTCGCTTCTCTTTTTGCTAATCAATCACCTTCTTTCCATCATTTTTTCTTCTGCGTAGCTCTTCCAATTTTCATAAGCACGCTTATTTTCCAATATCGTTAATAATGTACTGTACTCTGAGTACCAGAACAGTTCTTCTCCAATGCCATTAATCTGAACATAATAGGTGTATAGGTCCTCCACTGTCTCCAGATCAAATCTCGGCATTCTAATGAGGTTCTTTCCTTTCCTTATTGTGGCTCGTTGGAAGGCTGTTCTGAATCCTGCTTTTTTGACGGTTTGATCATCTCTCCCAATTTACCGACATTGTAAGAAAAATCAGGGTTGATATTTGCAATAAAGTCCTCGAACTCCATAGTCTCTTCATCCTGATTTGCATTTACGTAGGTCGCGTATAAGAATTCGTACACTCCCATCACGTCTTCTTCATCCACGCCTTTTAACATGGTATGGCTGAGCGTCTGATATGCTTTTTTATTCTTTTTTCTTAATGTAAGTAGCAAAATAGGAGCGGTGGACATTGCCACACACTCCCCGTCTGCCATTTCATACTCTTCATAACTAATTTTCGGATTCTTCATCGCGTTCCTCTCCCTGGTTCTCTAAAATGCGTCCAATCAGATCTGCTTTCTTTCCGGTCTCTTCAAGTCCCATCGACTTAGCCAGTGTCCGGAGCTCCTCCAGCTTTAACTTATCCAGCTGATCTTCCTGGATCTCTTCAGTCTCTTCTTCCTGGACTTCCGGAATTGCCTTCACTAGTCCTTTATTCTTCCCACAGATCTCCTGAAAACGTTCTTCTGCAATATCCATTACATCTCCGGTATAGTGCATTTCTCCAGTGTGAATATCTCTGAATTTCTGTAACACTTCAACTTTCATAACTTACCTCCTACGCCACATCTGTTTTTACAAGATCTTTTGTGAACTCTTCCATCCACTTCTGTTTTGCAGCTGCATCTTTCAAATCACTTTCAACCGCCTCATATAAACCTTCTCCATCCTCATCCGGCATAACCGCAAATTCTAACTCCAACATATTGATGTCTTCCGAGCTATTATCAATAGATCTAGATAATGCTGTCTGGATTGTACAATTTGGATAGGCTTTATATTTTTTCTCACCATCCTCATTGATCACTTCTGCTGTAATCATTGCCACTGCATGCTGTGATTTCGTGCCATAAGCAATTACGCCATCCTTCAAGCCTTCCCGTTTCATTCCGTACAAATCTGAAAAGAGATCCTGCGGACAATAAAACGCTGTTTTTACAGTTCCGTCTCCCGTTCCTTTTGTTCTGGTCTTCAAGATTCGCGAACCACACTTTTTGGTCATTGTTTTGCAGTTCATTTCCTCTTCCAGCTTTCCTGTGCAATCAATTACATCCGCCTTTGTGGTACCTTCGATTTTAATTCCAAGTTTTGTCAGTTCTACTTCAGTAAAATCTGTACTCAAAATACCTGCCATTATGTTTCCTCCAATCTTTTCACTAATTCGTCTATTACTTCATTTACAATTCTGTCCTGGCTATCAGTCGCTCCTCTGAACATAAACTGCTGATTTCCTGCATGGTGTTCGGTATTTGTTCCATCATCAGGAAAATACAAATAATTGTACGTTCCTTTCGTTTTAACTACTACCGCCAAATTCTCTTTTTTTATCAAAAATGGATTCGTCTGCGATGCGGCCGGCTTCTTTCCTCGCCAAGTGCGTCCTGAAACCGGCAGTATCTTTTGGATATTGTCGCGAATAATCTCTCCGCCTTTTTCATGGAGATATTCGTTGATGACCCTTTCCGTCTGCGCCTTGTCAGAAAATTTTTCCATAATATCAAGCATTTTTTCAAACTTATCCACTTCAAAATAAAAAACGCTCATCGTCTGCACGCTTTCCCGCTCTTAGAAAATTCCATTGTGCATATCTCAACAGTTGTTTCACCCGATTTTTCCACATAATCGTACTGAATGTCATCCGTCGCAAGTCTCATTCCTATTTTCTTCATAGCATCAATCACCTTGTCTTCCATCCCGTCCGGAACGTATTCTTCTTTCACGATTGCCACAAACCATTTATTCTGTATGCTCGTTCGATTTTCAGAAGGTCTCTGTCGCCGTTTGCCAAATACAATACAATCCCATTCCTGCCGCCCCTGGAAGCGTCCGATGCCATAGTATACCTTTGGCTCCACCTCCATCAGTGCTGCTTTAATCTTTTCATACAATCTTTCGCACCTCCTCCAGATAGAAGTACTTTTCCCTCTTCTGTTTGTTGCGGTCGATATAGATAATCGCATAAATTGTATCGTCAATCACAACATTCCAGTTTGAATCCATATTCCCATCATCCGGCGTTGCAATCTTCATCGTGAGATTCGCCCCTAACTGCTCTGCGAATTCCAGATCCTGCTGCCGTTTCGATTTTTCCTCAAAACACAAGAAACCCAGATATTCCAAATCATCCAGGCTCCTCACATTTCTTTCGACATTCTTTTTCCGGAAGACTTTAGCAATTCCGTCCGTATAACTACTCACTTTCTTCTTTGCCATACTTCACCTCGTATTTGTGTCGTTCCGTCAAGATCTCTGCCATATAGTTATGTTCAAACTCTTCCAACATGTTATTCCAGGCATAAAGGCAGAATTTTAAAAAAAGCCGACGAACCATCCCCGGTTTTACCAAGTCTAGTTCGTCAACCTCTTTAATTCCTAATTTGTGCATGATTGAAGGGATTGCATCTTGCACAATCCCTTCAATCTGTATTTCCGTCTCTTCCTGGCTCCATGTGATCTTGCATTCTCTTTTCGCCGCCTCAACCAGAAATCTTACATTTTCCTCAGTCATACTACGCTACAGTTTCCTGTTTGTTCAAGACGGTAATATAAGCTGGGTCAAGTTTACTGATATCCAGCACAATAGAGACCGTGTTATCCCACGGACGCCCATTGCCATGCAACTTAATCTTGTAGGTTCTCGCATCTTCTAAGAACTTAAATTCATCGGAGTATTCGATTTTTCCATTTTTAGCACTTCCAAGTCCAAAGAAATATTCTTCCGGAATGCACAGAATTGCCTGACCAGTCTTAATCTCATTAGATCTTACCACCTCTGTCGGGAATGGGAATAAATCCCTGGAGAATGTTCCACCCGCAGTCAATACTGTTGTAGCCGGCATAATCTTAGTGAGGTAATCTTCCTGGTTACAGATCAGCAGCACAGAATCAAAAGTCCTCATGATACCTTTTTCTGTTTTTGCAAGTTTCGCAACGACCGGACCATACTCGGCTGGAAGAAAACTTGTGATCTTTACTGGCGTCTTTTCTGGATATCCAGTAGAAGAATTAAAACTAACTCCTTCATGGATGTCTCGGTTCAATCCTATCGGCTCATCCTTTCCACTTCCTGATGTAATAGCTTTTTCCAACGCCACATAAATTGCCTCTTCCAAAATCGTTCTAATGTAGTTATCCAAATATGTTGGTCCAAGATCCAGCATGTCCAATGGAATTACTGCATAAGCAGTTAATTTGTTCAGCGCTACATTGATAGTCCTGAAGCCCGATTCAATCTCTTCGGTGATTGCGCCATTGATTTCGCCCCATTTGGCCGACTGTTTTGTATGATCATTCAGAATCCACTTCGTGAGATACTTTACATCCTGGAATGTGATCTTATCAAGCAATGGATGACTTTCTGTCAGATTCCGATAAACATCTTCAATCACAGTTTCCGGCATTCCATTGTCTGTTCCCAACAGATCTGTAAAGCTCTGCATTGGACTGCTGCTCTTTCCTGCTTTGATCAGCCTATTGTAAAACTCCGTTTCCTTGGTTGTCAGCATCCGATAGCCGCGCTGTGAAAGCACATTTCTATCAGAGCTATACATCTCATAGTCCGTTCTGACTTTCTGCGCAATGGAATCAACTACCTGATTCCATGCTGTCGCACTCGCTTCTTCGTTTCCCTCTTTCAGGGCTCTCTGAAGCGCAGCAACCGCTTCTCTCTGGTTAGTGTCTGCAATGTTTCCTAACATTTCTTATCCTCCTTATAATGAAAACATATTTAAAAACGTAGCCATGGAGACTTCGTCTTCTTCCTTTTCTTCTGAATCAGCTACAAGCTCTTCAAACTCTTTCAGCTGATCTGAGAATCCAGACTGCTTAATTTTATCTTTCATCTCTTTGATTCCCTTTGTGGACTGCATAGCTTCTTCAATTTCCACGCTCGTTCTTCCGGCAATCTCATCGATTACGCCAATCTCCAGGGCATCATCTGGTCCCAGAAGCGTTTCTTTGTCCATGATCTCTTTCAGTTCATCTTCTGTGATCTTGCCTTCACATCTCTGCATAAACAAAGCTCTGGACGCTTTCATCCAGGCATCCAGCTTATCTGCTTCGTTTCTGATTTCATCAGCATTACCTACCGCAACTGTCCACATGTTGTGCAGTACCATTCCGGTACCTTCTCCCATCACCCTGTGATCACAAGCCTGAAGTATTGTAGCCGCAATGCTATTTGCCACGCCATCCACATAGCCTGTTTTATGTGCTGGACATCTTTTCAAGTTTGTAAAAATAGCAGTTCCTTCTTTCACGGAACCGCCATCTGAATTGATATATAATTCAATTGTGTCATTTTCTCCTACCTGTTCCAGCATCTCTCGGAAATGATTTGCAGACGTTTCTGATTCATCATACTGCAGTGTGTTCCAGTTAAAATCTCCTTTTGCTTTTACCTCATCATACAAATAGATTTTATGCACTGTGCCTACCTGTTGATGCGCATAGCAGATTCCTCCAATCTTATTCATCATTCTCACCTCCCTCCACAGCTGTTCTAACGTCATTCGCTTCGCGGAAGTTGTTAGTCACATAGTATTTCCTGCTCCATATTTCATTTAATGGCATTAATTCCAACTCCTCTCTTGTCTCATCGGGGCTCATCAACGAAGATCCTATTACTTTTTCTACATTAGCGGCCGATTCAAATAAATCTCTATGCTTAATCCTACCTGTATAACATTTATAGTAGTTTCCTTGCAGAAATTCATAAGCCGTCGCCCGCTTATTCAACACTTCTGTAATCGTATTCGCCAGCGGATCGACTGCAAATGTCAGGAATATGTCGCATACATCCTTAAGGCTGGTAACATTCCCTGTCATCATAGACGTCGGGATCTTAAAAGCATGTCCTGTAAGCTCGAACATATCTTTTCTTAGTGCAATAAAATCCTCTGCCGACTTCTGCGGCTTGTTATTGGATTGCTCTTCAAGAAGTTCTCCTGTATTTTCGACGTAGGTAGCATATTCATTTTCCATGTATGCCTTGATATCCTTAGATATCTGCTCATTAAAAGTTCTGTTGAACTCGTCATCCCCGGATCTAATTCCTTCTATTTTCAAGATGAACTTTCTTCCATTTGTGTCCTTGAACGATCGTGCAGCCGATTGCAGTAATTTAGAATACTCTGTATACATCCCATCAATCAATGATTTCACGCACTCATCTTCCATCTTAAAAAGATATACTTCTTTTGCCTGGAATGTCCTGTTTAACTGCAGACCGCCTTTCAGCATCACACCACCATAAATGTTTCCTCTGATTGGACGTTCCTGCAATACAGAAAATTCCTCTGCGCAATGCAGTTCCCCATTAATTTCCACCACAAGCGCGCCTTTTTCATCCCGAATCATCTTATTGACCACACGATGCCAGAAGTAGTTGCTATTCTCGTTTTTGTTCGGTGAAACATTTAAAAGATAATAATCTTCATTTTTTATCTGTTTCCCCTTTATGAACGTTCTCATTTCACACATGCTCACCGCATTCGCCAAATAAGAGCACGCCGTGTATATCGCAAGTTCTTTATAATACAGTGCGGCCGGAACTTCAATTACTACAGTCTGGTTTGATGATATCTTCACATCTTCCAGAAAATGTTTTCCAAACCAGCTTCTTACTCCCATCTTCTACCTCCTGTTAGCATATCGTACCAATCCTCCTTCCGAATATTGGACGTTGTTTAATCTTATCTTCAGCGCTTATTGCTGCCGCCATTGCCATAAACCCGTCTGTTTTTCTTGACCTTTCCTCGATCTTTTCGTAATTAACGTTCCCTTTTTTATCAGTTACTGCTTTTACATTCCACGTGTACCAGCGCATCATAGTACAGGTTCCCCACTTTATAAGCCCCTGGGAGAAAATGTATCCTATCGTCGGTGCTGCTTTCATCAGGTCACTAGGTCTTACCAATATCACTTTCTTATTCTCAGCCGTAAATCCAATATCTTTCAAAGCATCTCGGAATAGTGTCTGTCTGAAATTGTCCATTACAATAGCTTCAATGATATACAATCTTGCCTGTTCTGCTATCCATTCCACAACCACCTTCGGTTGTATTTCTTTCTCCTTTACCATTGTCACTTCTCCCTCTGCTTCCGCTTGCTTTAATGGGTATTTCACTCTGGACAAATCTCTGGAATGTTCACATACCCATGTATGATGTAACCAGTATCTCTTTTCCCCAACCTTAAACAGCAGTCCTGCTGCCACAAAGTCATTCGTTTTCGAATAATCAATACCGGCGACGCAGGACCTTCCTTTCAAGTCCGGCAGCGCTTCGGTTGCTTTAACTAGATTATCCCAATCTGTAACACAGAACTCCGTCTCTCCAGGTGGTCGATTCATTCGTTTCGTCATAAAAGCTGTATGAGTAACGGGATCTCTTTTGTATTCCACGTACTCTATCTTCATTTCATAGAGTAGATTCGGAAAGAATCTTAACGACGGATTCGCCTTATTCCACATTTTCTCAACATGCACCTCCTCTGGATCATCCAGCCAGCAGATAAATGGCAGCGTACCATTGTCTGGTAATTCTCCCTTTAAAATTTCCAAGCATGTTTCTATCAGCTGATCTAAAGGTCCATCCCTCACATCTCCCTGTGTTGTGATAATCGTCCTTCGTGGATACTGTTTCTTTCCCAGACCACCAGTAGCTACTTCAATCAGCTTATAATCTTTATAGGCATGATACTCATCAAAATCTACCTTTCCGGGTCTTCCACCATCTTTTGTGTCTGGTGCCCTGGTATGATATTTAAGTTTTGAACCTGTTTTTATGTTCGTGATGCACTCCAAATTCCATTTGAAATAATTTTTGAAATAATCTTTTTTGTCCTCCAGAATGTTATAAATATCTTCAAACGTAGCTTTTGCCTGATCTTCAGATGTTGCGAACATATCGATATGATAATATTTCACACCATTCACCGGCGTCAGCAAAGCAAAGTCTTCAAATGCCAAATATCCATTTTTCCCAGCACCTCTTCCAACTAGGATCACAAGTACCGGAAATCTTAGCTGTCCATCCTCTCTGTACACACAATTGTGTAGAGCAAAGCAGAATTGCTCCCACGGCAACAATTTGTACGGGAAATGCTTCTGTAATCCCAGGTATCTTTCTAACTGTTCTTCGTCTACATGGACTTTTTCCTCCGCAAATACTTTTTCGACAAAATCGCAAAGAAGCAGCTGTTCTTTGCAAACAACTGCTTCATCACTTCTCACATATTTGATATATTCATCTATCCGCTTACAAATCTTCATCAATTACATCGTTACCGGTCGGAGCATCTGTCGTCAACCCCATCTCCTTCAGTATCGATAGCATCTGCTTTTCCACGGCAACCACATCCTTTACTGATTGATTCTGTTTTATAATCTCATATCCACTTGCGGAAGTCGTCTCATAAGAGACTCCTCGTTTTTTTATATCGGTCTGGAGCTTTTTTTTCGTGTCATACAGCTCTAAATAATCATAAATAAGGTCGATAAAATGAGCAACATTTGCACCTTTTGTTTCAAGCTGTTTTATTAAAGAATCCTTTATTTGAGCCTTCGTCGGCTTTTTCACGTTTGCCATTTTACCACCAACTTTTTTTATTTTTTTATCATGCGCGTATCAGCCCGGCGGAGTCTTGCCCCCCTTACCGTTGTCCGACTCCCCCAAAAGAATCGGTATATGGGGGTGGGGGGGTAGTTTTATTGTGTAATCTCAAAGAATACCACTGAGTACATGCCAGCTACGTCTCCAAACACAAGAAAATGATTACAGCACGATGTCTTCACCGCTATCACTCTGTGTCTCTTGTCTCCGAACAGCTCTGCGTATTTGTACTCCTGTGCTCTCCTATATCCGTGCCCTGTGAACTTCACATAGTCTCCAACTTTAATCTCACCATCGTTCTTCATTAACGCTCGTCTTCTTTCTATATCTCATGCGCTCGTGTGCTTTATCGTGGCAGTCATGGCAGAGCGCTATAAGGTTCTTGTATCTCTTGCCTTTAAACCAATAAAACTCTGACGTGGCTAGATCTGGATGGTTCTTGACGTACTGCACATGGTGCACCGTCTCAGCCTTCGATATCTTACCACGCTCTCTGCACCATTCACATTCATAGTGATTCTCTTTCAGGATCTTATCCCTCAGTGCCTTCCACTCTGCACTCTTATAGAATCTGTATAACTTATCTTCTGCGATCAGTTCTCTGATCTTCTTTGCTGTCCATTCCATCTGCCACCTCATTCAATTGCTGGAGCAGGATTCGAACCTGCGACCTCTGGCTATTAAGACCAGCGTGCTCCCTCCGCACCTTCCAGCGTCATTATCTGACTCTATAGTCACAGCGTCTCTGATCTATCAGAAGTATAGTCTTGTTCCTTCCACCAGCTACACACTCATAATGATATTCTTTCCATCCATCTGAGTAGATTCTCTTGCAGTGTTCACAATCCTTGCATCTTATAATTCTGCTCAATGCTTTCTTGCAATTAGTCATGTAAGCCGAACATCTTTCTTCAGCAGGACAATGCTCACCTTTTTTCAGTTCATAGTAATGCTTGCACTCCGCATTCTTGCATATAATCTTCATGGTCTCTCCTATCACAAAAAGCACCCGGCAATATACCGGATGCTTTTGTCTTACCTGCTATTCACTTCTTCAACAAATGCTTTCATCATTTCCGTAAGTTGATGCGCCTGACTTACTCCTTCTTTCTCGCAGGCTTTAGCAAAAGCCTCGACCACTTCTCTTCTAAGTTTATAAGACTTGGACATCAATCCTACTTTCTTTGTATACTTCTCTGTCGCAATCGTCTGCGGCTTTGGCTTTCCTACTGGCATCTTCTACTTCCTTTCTTTCACCAAATGGATAATCAACTTCACAATCCCGATCGCAACAAAAAATATACCTAAAAATTCTAACGCTTCTTTCATTTGCTTTTGATGAGCAACTGTGTTATATTCTTTTCAAGAGAAGGGCTTTCGCCCCTCTCCTTTCGGTTTACTTCAGTAGCTTACCGATGATTAGTAGGATGATTCCTACCAGCAAGTCCGTCAGTACATTGACCAACCAAGTCTTGAATGTGCTTTCGGACTTTTCTTTTTTTATTTTTCTGTTCCTGTTGCTCATCTTCTTCACCTCCTTACAAGTATATAATATCATATGGTGTACCATATGTCAATACTTATCTAGGAGTTTTTCAACGAAATATTTAGAAATGGCAGCCAAGCTCCTGCCTGCTGCCATCTTATTCACGCTTTATAAACTACCTAAGACCTCCCTTGCGGTCAATTAATTACTTCCAGCGTACATCAGCTACTTGCCGACTATCGCAATCACGGCATCGTCTTATCCCTCACTGATTAAGTTTTCTGCGAATGCTTCCTGCGATATAATTTCCATTCGCCCTTTCGGTAGAAAAAATGGAGTAGACTGTCACCTGCTGCCATCTTCGTATCACCATACACTTTTTGTTTTTTACACTATATCATCTTTCTTCGGGACATTGGGGGACATTTTCAAAAAATCTTTGAATTTTTTTCTTTATATTCTCGTCCGTATACTTCACACGTCTTGTCGGTCTCAAATAATTCATGTGCGCCGCCGTCCTCGCATAAGTCATATCATCAACAAAATACAGTCTCAGCATCGTTCGCATCTCGCTCTTTGGGATGGATTCTATGTATTCCTCTACGTCATTCTGAAGTTCCAGCAATTCTACCTCTCTCAACTCCAAGAGCTTCCTGTTCTTCTCTAGAGCCGTCTCCATTCTGGTTATAATGCCGTCTGGTATTCCAGTCACCTTTACGGTTCCGAGTGACTTCCGCCCCTTCTTTCCCATGGTCACTGTATCAGACATTACTGTAGTATGCAGCTTATCAATTCTATTCTGTTTGTCTTCAATCCGTCTCCGGAGATCCTTGATCTCCATCTTCATATCTGCGTATTCTATTAACACATTCTTGTCCATCGGCGACCACTCCCCTTATATTAATTCCTATCTGTTCCAAGTATTCCAGTACCGTCAATACCATTCGCTCTCCGATTCTTTCCGGTCGGCGTAGATAAATATAATCGGATCCGTTCCATCTGATCCATTATTCACTACCTTAATCTGTCCACGGTAGCAGAAGTCCTCTGCATCATCCAGATATACCGTGACAGTAATATCTCCGGACAGGATCTCTTCAATCCTTGCCGATACCTCACACTTGAAAGCTACGGTATCTCTGACGTTTGGCTTTTCTACCGTGATCGGTGTCGGCTCTTTTACTTCTTTCTGATCGGCACAGCCGAATAGGACTGCTGCCATCAGTATAACTGCCGTAATGCTCTTGATCTTATTCATTCTCTTCCCTTTCTCGCATGAACTCTTTTAATTCTTCTACGCATTTGTTCGAATAGGATGTTCTGCACTCCATTTTTCTACGATTGCAACTGCCGATTCCGGATTAGCACTTTCAAAGTCAATGCAGCTATTCCCCTGTCCTACTCGTTCTTTTATTTCACACCCTTCGCAACCCTCGCAACAAGCGCACATTCTTTCTGACTCTTTTAAATACCTTACCGCATCCATCTATTCACTCCTCCTTATGGCTTTCAACAGGTCTTCTACGCCCTGGACGTACCCGTTTTTGTACCCCTGTTCCATTAGCACCTTCCGGCTGAAGTCTCTTTCCGCTTCACTCTGCAGCTTATTAGCCACCGCTTCTATGGACTCATATTCTTTCTTTTCCATCTACTCCACCTCCCTGGTCGGTTCCGGAAGAAACTGGAACATCCAAGCTTCATCATCAATGATCACGACGTTGCCATCTTCGTTTATTACCATTACTGCCATGTGTTCTATCTGAGTTCTTCCCTTTTGTGGTTCTCTTTCCCGCCGTTCGTTCACGGCATATCCAGCTATCGCCAATGCTCTATAGACTCTTTCGCTATAGACTACTCGCATTCCTCTTAAATTAATTACATCCATTTTCTTCCCCTTTCAGTAATTCTGGATTATCGAACATATTTCCAATAACTTCCATCCCGCATTGTTTGATATTCTGCTGATTCAATGGCATCGGATAGCAGAACGGTTCCATCTTGCTCAATGCATCTGTTGGAACGACTTCATAATGCCACCCAATTGCTCTATCCACTATCTCTTCCGTCTCTATACTCACAACGTCAAATTCTCCGTATGCAACTTTCACTAGATCGTCTGGATTGCCGTGACACATCAAGATATCATTCTCCCAGATAGGCTTCCGATTCTTATCAGCTAATCCAGTGTACTGGCACAAAGTTTGTGGGATAATATCAAAATGTACCGTATCTCTCGGCATGCCCCAATCAGAAAAGCCATCATGCATGATAGCGTGTTGTTCATCTTCTGGCTTCACTTTGTCACCAAACGGATATATCGTTCTTTTTACATGCCTGATATAATACCCTTTAACCCATTTATCGTCTTCAATTATTTTGGCTTTGAACAATATCTTTCTCACTTACTCTTCCTCCTCACACTCAACTACTCCGAAGCGTAATCCACAATGTGTACATTTTCCAGTTCCATCTGCGTAAACCACATTTATTCTCTCTCCGCATTTTGGGCAGTAATGAATAGTGTCCGTGTCGGTATACCCACTTATATATCCATACATCGTTTTCTACCTCCTTAAAATCCGTCAAATTCGTAATTCACTTCATATCCTGGCATAAATCCTACATTGTCATAAAAAGTGAATGTATGCGTAAGTTTTCTTCCTGTTTCTGTATTCTTAAATATCCAAATACGGTCTTTCTTTTCCTCAATACCTTTCATAATCTGTTGTATTTCGCTTTCTGAAAGTTCCTCGCGATATGCCGGGATGAATTCATTTTTCAGAAACTCATGAAAATACTCCAGACTCATCCCTTTGAAATTGAATCCTGCCAGCACTATTCTCCTATCCACCTTTATTCCCATCAATATTTTTTCTCACCTCACATCATCAGTGCCGCTGTCACCAGCAATACCGCTGTGACTATCTCAAATACAGTGTATATGATCCATCCTGCTATCTTTTCTCCTTTAGCTGCTGCCTTCGCCATATCTGTCGATAATATAAATGCCGTAACCGCATGCAGGACTGCTGCCACCATCATAATTGTATTGATCATCATTGCCTCTCCTCCCATTTATTACAATATTCCGGATCGCATCCTCTGACTTTGTCTGTCTTGCAGAAGTAATCACAGCCAGAGCCTTTTGCCTTATATTTACAGGTCTTGCATAGATGTCTGTCTGCATTCGGTGCAGATTCTACTGCCTTATCAGCTCTGTATGTGCGTCTATGCCAGCTTACTGTTGATTCTGGGATATTTAATTTTTCCGCAATCTCAATATTCGTCATTCCCTGATCCATAAGATTCCGGATTGCATTCTTCCTCGCTATCCTTTGTCTTTTTTTATAATGTTGTGCCATATCGTCGGTCGTTCCTCCTGATTCTTAACCGGATTCCCATATCATTATCGATGTCTTCTACAATTTCATTCCATTTGACAAATCCTTCTGTCAGGCATTCTGCTTTTAGGTTCATCCGGTCGATATATCTCTGACATCGTTTCTTTCCGAATTCGAATTCATCCCGTAGTACCGCTACGCTTAGTACTGTTACCGTATCTACGGTCATTTCTTTTATCTTCTGGGTTGCAATCTCCAAACTTTTTTTGTCAAGCAGGGTATGGATCTTTGTAGCATTCCGGAATCTGATTTCATCTTCCAGTCCCTTGACTCCCTTTTTCTTGACAATATTTAAAGCTAACTGTAATCCGTCCTCACGGCCGGCAATATAATTATCTATCTTTGCCATTTTTCTTCGCCTCTTTTCTGAGTAATTCAATCGCCATGTCTATGGCTTTCGTAGTCAATCCATTCCATCCCCAGTCTTTATGCTGTTCCAGGATGTCTGCTGCCTTTGTGTATGTCATTTTATATGCCATGGCTTTTCCTTTCTTCCCTCCGGTCTCCCGGAGGGTCGTGATATATTGTTATAAATAATTTTTGTGCACCAGCTCCATGAATTCTTCATGCGTGTGAGTACGTTCATATTGCTGTTGGAATATCCTGCATAGATATTCTCTGGTTTCCTGGTTGTTATGTACTGCTTCTGGTCCTGTTCGGTGATGTGGAATACACAGATCACACTTGAATCCGTTCTCTTCGCTGACATCTCTTAAGCCAGATCCGAAAAATACATGATGTTCTTCTGTGATTTTAGGTCTGCAATCACCGTTCCTGGCACACAAGAAGCAGATATGCTTATCTGACGGTAATATAGACGGTGGATGTCTTTTTTTCTTCTTTTTCCATTTCGGTTTCGGAAACATTAAATCACTCATCAGCTTCGCCCTCTTAGCAATGTGCATCCGTCCTGCTGCCATTTTCCCTTTTTCATTCCTGCTCTCCCATAAAATCAAATAATGTCGGTGTCTCTATCTCATTTTCCGCTTCCTGAAGATATCCCACGCCGTCTCGGAAGTAATCCGGGTTCAGTTCGCAACCATAGCCTCTCCGATGCATCTTTACTGCCATCATCGGAACTGTCATCAAACCGCCGAATGGATCATAGACCAAATCGCCCTCGTTGCTGTAACGGTTGATGATTCTTTCCACGATGTCCAATTGAAGCGGGCATACGTGCATCTGCTTTCTTCTCCGGCTCTGATCTGTGTTCAGTGTTCTCATGCGGTTGATGTCATCCCATACTTCCATCTGATTCCAGGAACCCGGAGCTACCACCATGAATACAGCCGGAAGTTTCCCTTCTTCGTCCAGATCTTCCGCTAGTTTTACATGATCAGCATAGTTGTATACTGTCTCTCTGGAAAACTCTCTATAGACTTTCTGCAGGTTGTCTACCGGAATCTCTTTCAATTCGTCTTTTGTAATCAGGCGGTCGCCCGATGATCTCCAGTAGGCGTGTGCATCAATCTGCCACTGTGCCCTTGTGTAGTCCTCTTTGCTCTTTTTCACGGGTTCATCCGCATAAGCTGTCGAACGGTCGGTTGGTAACTTCCGAAAAAGCAGAATGTATTCCGGGCATCCTACGCCCATCTTTGAGCCGTCCTTACACTGCTCCGTCCATCCCAGCCGGTAGGTCTGGTTATTTTCTCTTACTACATCCGTAACAACCGTAATCATGCCGAAATACTGGAAACCATACTTCATATAGTGTTCGATGCACAATGCGTGAAACGGTTCAATGGTCGGCATTCCGGTACCGGTTGCATTGCCAAATAATACACGGTCCTTTACGTGGACTGCTGCCACCCTTCCAGGCTTCAAGACTCTCAGAAGTTCCGGTGTCAGATAATCCATCTGCTCAAAGAATCGCTCCGTGTTCTGGTTGTGACCAAAATCGTTATAATTTTCCGAATACTCGTAATGATTCCCGAACGGAATGGAGGTATGGATCAGATCCACACTATCGGATTCCATTCTTCTGGTCTCTTCTACGCAGTCATCATGTACAGCTGTGTAATTCTTGCCATTTACTCTCACGGTTTTCACTCCCATCTTTCGCTCTAATCTCTTTTCCATGGTCGCAGACGATAATCCGTATTTCTTCACAATTTCAATCATCTTTTCCACCATGTGGTTGTGATTTTTCCATTTCTCCACCAACGCATCCTTGATCTCACGCTCATTCTCCATGTAGATGATGTCGATCACAACCTGTTCGGTCTGTAAGAAACGATAGCAACGGTGAATTGCCTGGATAAAATCATTAAATTCATAATCAATGCCCAGAAATATCTCTCGGTGACAATATCTCTGGAAGTTGCAGCCGGATCCGGAAATTGACTTTTTGGTGGCAAATAGTTTCGTGCGACCTTGTGAAAAGTCAATGACTCTCTGCTCCCTGGTCTCGTAATCCTGGGATCCGTAGATCTCTACTACTTCCGGAAGTGCTTTCTTGATTGCATGCCGCTCGGATTCCAGATCATGCCATAATACAAAATGATCCTCTGGCGAAGCTTCCACGATCTCTTTCATTTTCGCTACTCTCGTATCAATAGACTCTCTTTTTACCTGTGCGGCTTCTTTGAGTCCTGCTGCCGCTTCGTTGAATAATGAGATCTGTCCATTTTTTTCCACGGCATCACCGTATTTGATCGGTAATTCATGCCAGTTTACCGTTAATGGCGGTAATTCATAGCCATCATCGGAATATTTCGGATTGAGGTCTGATGGGCGTGTGATAAATAGCGCCCAAGAGCTTACCCATAACCAGAATTCATCTTCCATGTTCGGATAAAGCGTCAGATTATTCGCTTTGGTGGAATCCCTCTGGAAAAATCTGGTCAATGCCTGTCCGGTGTCCATAACTTCCAGATAACCGGCATAGTGAATTAACTCTTTATACCGGTTCGGGCTCGGAGTTGCGGTCGCCACCAGCTTATACTTCACGCTTTTAAACTTGTCCAGAAACGTCTGGTATGTCTTGGAGCCGAATGATCTTAACACACTCGCTTCATCCAGTGATGTGGCCGTGAAATAGGATGGATCTATGTCGCCATCTCTCACTCGTTCATAATTGGTCAGCAGAATCTTCTCGGAGGCTTCTTTTACCTCCTGCATGTTACGGACGTATTTCGGTTTTTCATAACCTAATACGTTCACGGCATCCTGCGTAAATTCCCGTTTTACTCCCAAAGGCAGTACAATCAGAGCCTTACCGCCCTCTTTTTTGATTGCCTGGTAACAAAACTCTATCTCCTGTACGGTCTTTCCAAGTCCGAAAGACTCGAACAGCGCCCTTCTGCCACCACGTAACGCCCAAGCTACTGCATCTTCCTGATGCGGTTTCAATGCTTTGTTGATTTTTGACCGGTCTACTTCAAATCCGCTTTCCGGTGCAAGTTCTATCTTAGTTTTTAAAAATTCTATGTAATCCATTTTCCTAAAGAAACCGATATATCATTACTCTGGCCAGAGTTCCGCTCCTTTCTGAAAAATCTATTTTCCTCTTTTGATCACCCGGCGTTTCCCTTTTGTGCCGCCCATGATGAATTTATACATATTTCCCGGCTTTTTCTGTGCCATCCTTACCTGCTGTTTTCCGGATGTATGTGAATATTTCATACTGTACCTCCTGCCTTTTCCAGCTCTGCCCATACTTCCGCTCTCTTTTTACTCGCTCGCGCGCTTTTTGGGTCTATGCGTCTTCCTCTTTCGTAAAAGGTGCATTCTTCCGGCTTCTGCAATCGGCATCTTTCGATGATTGATGAATAATTGCAGCCATTTACTGCATTTCTTGCGGCTCGGAATACACAGGATCCGCATCTCTTTTTTTTGTTTGCCTGGTTTAATCACCGGTTCTTCTTCCATAGGCTCTTCTTCCATTTTCCGTTTCTTCCTGGCATCCCGGTTTATCTTGATGCCGTATTCTTTCATTCTGACGGACATTGTACTACTTGAAATATTTAATGCTCTGCATATCTCTATCTGTGACATTCCATCATCTGCCATCTTTTGGAGCAAATCTCTGTCAATCTCTATCTTTCTTGCTCCGTTGATACGTATCTTCACACCGGAAGCCTTTAGCCATCCGCTTATCGTCTTTGGAGCGAGCTTATATTCATATCCCAGCTCCAACAATGTTTTACCGGATTCGTATTTCTTGATCAGATCCGGCAATATTTCCTCTTTATTTTCAATCACATTCATTACCTCTCCCATTCAGTATTTTTAATGATTATCGGCATTTCCATGCCGTTTCTCTATTTACTATTAGAATCTTCTTTGAACATTTTCATAAGCAAGCGTACATATTCGTTATTTTTACTGTGTGTGGCATGGATTTTGTGACGCTCTGCCAAATCGGCATATTCTTGCCATAATTCTTTGTTTTTGACCTCTTTGCCTGAGGACTTACGCCACTCTGCACGTTTCCACTTCTCTACATTTCCCGAATTTAGCGTGTTCGTCACGAAATTGGATGTCGTGTAGACCTCAACCGAACAGGGAACCGTTAAAATGTTCAATGCTTTTACCGTGGCAAGGATGACACTTCGATGCCAAGTCGTATTCTGTTCGAATCCTATCACGGTGCGGATCTCTTTACGCCCCTTTTGGGTGATGTATTCCACGACAGCTCCGTAGTTTCCGTCTTTTACGGCGGGACCTGCCAGAGTGGTGGTGACGTAGATCTGAACCTTCATCATCGTGTCTCCTTTCTATTCGGATCATGGTGTACCTGCGGTACTTAAATCCGGTGTATGGGTTAATTCCCTCCCAGATCCGTGCGATATAATAACCTTTTTTCGGTTTGACCTCTTTTTTCCAATGCTGCAGCTTGCGCTTTCGCACCGGTGGGAGCTGCATATTCCGGGAATGACCGTAACTTGATTCTTTGAGTCTTGGTTTCTCCCTGGATCCATCGTCTTTTTTATCTCCCATTTTCGCGTCCTTTGTCAGATAAGCGGCTAATCTGGTCATGTCGTCATCTCCGAATTTCTCCGAGTCTCTGATGGTCTCTATGTAGATGCCACCTTTTGTCCAGGCTTTCCGCAGGATCTCTGCTGTTCCCGGTATGGCATTCACTGCCAGATGGATGTGCCAGGCTCCGCGAGTTCCCTTTTCGATATTCCGGATCCAGAACAACTCATATCCTCTTTTTTTGTATTCCTCCCGGACTTTCCGGATTGACTTTTGAAAATCCTTTAGAGCTGACTTCATGTCCGGCGGTCTGGCACTAGGTCTGTAGGTCCATGTGGTGAACGTGTCTCCTGGACAGAAATACTCCATCAGGTATGCACGGCACCTCCGCTCTTTGTTCTGTTTATTAATCTCTGCTATCTGTTCTTTCGTGGGTTTCTTTTTTTTCATCCGGGGTAATCCCCTACCCCCGTATCTTCCATCTGGGATCTCGATATAATCAATCACGTCACCCTTCCGGAAGGTCTGATATTTCTGGATATACATCTTCTTTTCTGTCCTAACTTTAATATTCTTAACGAGTGTTTTACGGGGCATTTCACCCCGCATTTACTTGACATTTAGGACTACAAGATGTAATATATACATAGGTGTTTTGTGGTTACATCTTGTAGCACAAATGAGAACGCATCCGGCTTTTCCGGGTGTGTTTTTTATTTCTGCATTTTCCAAAGTCCGAACTCTTCTTCCAGGCCTGCTTCTTCTATCACAACCCAGATCGCTATGTACCGGAGTCTCTGGTTCTCTACATCATAATCGGAATATCCTCTTTCCTTGGCATGAGTGTAAGCTTCCAGTTCTTTACGCCCACGATCGAATATGATGGTCTTCAGGTCTGACAGACTCAGATCATGTTCTTCACTGAACCTTCTCATCTGATTCTTCCTTGACGTCACCTGAAAGCATATCTTTGACGATATCAAAAAGTTCGCACATCCCTTTATATACCTCTTTTTCAAGCTCCTCTTCGCTCTTAAGTCCTCTTTTCACCAATTCCATAACTCGTGCTTTGGCTTTTTCTTCTGTCATTCCATATTTATCGCATAAATATTTCTTCATTGCTCCTGCTGTTGCAGAAAATTCAGCTTCTACCCATAACCCTTTTCCCTGTATCTGCGTTGTGCCTCTTTCTGTTTTAATCATCTTTCTTTTCCTCCTTATGAATGAATTCTTTCGTAGCTTTCATATTCCGCACCGTATCCGGCATCCATGATAATATTCCACAACATTTCGAACTTCTCCCGCTCGATCTGGTGGCTCAACGTGCCGGGTGACAGCATTTCATATCTCTTCCGCTGCTTTACAGCCGCTTCAAACATCTTTTCTTTCACCAGTCCTCACCTCTCTTTCTTACCTGATCTCCGATCAGTGTCACTCCCATGCAGATCAGAAGTGCAATGATGTACGGCCAGAGTGATGCATTCGGATTAGATCTCTCATAAACACCACATACGCACCAACCTGCCAGCATTCCGGCTGTGATCATGCTATATCCGATTTTTCGCATTCTTCTTCTCTTCATAGTCTGCACGCCTCTCATTTCTCTTGCGATCAACCATATTGCAGCGCATATAGCGTCGGCAATTGTGACAATCGTGTTTACCTTTCACTTTTATCCTCATTTATCACCTCTATATTTGTGCTCGCTACTAAACTTTGCTATAATTTTCTCAACCTGTACCGAAAGGAGATTTTTTTATGCACAAAAGAAACAATCATTGCAATGATCAATTAAACACATTGAAAAGAGAAGTTATTATCGGTGTCGTCTCATCATTAATAACAACCGCCATTTTTAAATTCTTCCCCCAAATTGCCATTTCTCTATACGGAATCATTTTGAATTTGATCGATAGTGTTTTTCATTCCTATTCAAATTCATTATTCAAAACCATTTCTTTTGGCGAAAAGATATATCCGATTTATTCTATCTGCTTATTAATCCTTTATGGTTTATTTGCGTTCTCATTTTTCTTTCCAGAAGAAATAAAGGTTGAGAAAAAATCTCGTTGCAAGACGAGCATCTGCATCATAATTCTTATATTCTTCTGCTTCTTCACTCAACTGAGATGTACATATACAAACAACTTCATAACCTGTATGAATCAGGATTTAAAAATCGCCTCTTGCTATGTAAGCGATGATGAATCCCGAAAGCTATATGCAAAGTTTTATTCCGTCGAAAGCAAAGAAGATTATGTGAATTTACTTAATAAATTAGAGAAAATTTCTAATGAAAACAACGCCAAGTTTTATACCCCATTTTCCTAATTCCCATCCGGCTATAGCGCATATTGTATGTGGCAGTAACTCTAAGTAGCTTGCTGCCATTTCCTTCCATTTTTCTTTCATCCCTATCTCACCTCACTTTATAGAAATCGTGTTTAATAGAACCCTCTCTGAATTGATCTGTTTTCAATTCTCTGTTGCTCCTCTCGCCATTTTTCAAATTGCTTTGTAAAAAATATGATCGGGCTGTTCCTCTTGGTAGGATTCACCTTTTGGGCAAAGGTCTGACCTTTTACCCGGTAGGCATTCAGGAGCATCTGCTCCGGGAATCCCATCTCTACCAGTTCTGATGTCTTCATTACTTCTTTTGGGTATTCCAGCATTACATCTTACCTCCTACGTTACTTCTCGTGCTTCGTACTCTTTCTTTCTCATCAGAAGAGTATTGGCATCTCTCGATAATAAGAGAATGTCCGGCAGGTCAATCTGTTTTAATATCGTTACCATGTTGTTAATCTCTTTTTCTTTTTTATCTTCCAGATTCATCATGTGTCACACCTCTTTTCTATATTGACTTTTATGTAGTCCTCTTCTATTCTTTAATTACAGGCTCTCACCAGAGCCGAGTATTATTGAAAGAAGTTTTTCCTATGCAATCTATTATTCATTCCATTTCTTCGCTGTTGGCTACCGAAAACATTTCTCTTGTCTTGTCCATTTTGGGTATTTTGGGAAATGTGTTTCTTTTTACACGTACCCACTTTTTAGAAAAAGTAGATATCGATATCAAAATTCCCGGCATCTTTGAACCCGAAAACGGAACACTCATAGCGTACTTCACATTTACGAATAACTCTCGCCTACCAGTTTCTATCACCGGAATTTCTATTGTTTGCGATGATAACTTATATCCTTGTGAGCAAATTTCTGATGACATTATCAAGTCCACTTACGCCATTGGAAACTGGCCAGAAACTACGACTCGTAATATTCCGATGCCAATTCACCTCCCAACGTTAGGCGCTGCTTGCGGATACGTAACTTTTGTTGCTCCCTCAACATATTTTCAATTTCCTTCCAAGCATCTGACTGTTCGATTATCGACCAATCGGAACCAAATAGTTGAAACGACACTCGAACCCGAGTCTCTTCTTGATCAATAATGTGAAGTTCTTTAATCATGACATCGTACATATCTGTTTCATGCAACTCATCTGGGAGCTCTGTTTCCGTCCCGCTCATGAGATCCCAGATCAGTCCTTGCGCCTGCGCTATTGCCCTGGAAGCTTTCTCTAATTTCTTATTTGCTCCGTAACCTCTTCTTAATTTCCTCCATGGTGTATTTCCCTGTTTATTTTTCAATATCCATGTATCCTTTTTCATTTTTTCTTCACCTCGCTTTGTGTTCTTTACTATTCGTTTGTTGCTTGTGAGATTATGATATATCATAAAAACAATATTGTCAATCTTTTTTTATTGTGTATGTGATATTTTGTTGTTTATGAGATATTTTGTATTGACAAAAAAATGTAACGCTGTGTATAATGTAAATCAAGAAAGGCGGTGAATAATTTTGAAAGATCGTTTAAAAAAATTACGCAAAGAGCTAGATCTTACACAGCAAGCTTTTGCGGATAAAATAGGAATGAAGCAAAATACGATTGCTCAATATGAAATGGGTAGAACAACCCCTAGTGACGCAATTATTTTTTCTATATGTAGAGAATTTGGAGTAGATGAAAACTGGTTAAGAACCGGTGAAGGTAAAATGTTTGAAGAATTGACCGACCAGCAGAAGGTTATGAAATACACCGGCATGCTTTTGCGAGATACTGATTCCGTAGTAGCAAATGCTATTCAGTCATTTATAGTTACTTACGAACAATTAGACGACACCAGCAAAGCTACGTTGGAGAAAATAGCATTACAGTATATCGACAACTTAAAAAAGAGCCAGTAATAACCGGCTCTTCGCATCTACTTCCCAAGATAGTTCCTGATGAATATGAGTATCTCGCGTACTCTATCAGGCGGTTCCCTTTGAAGTAGCTCAATTATAAAGTTAATATCCTGTTGCTTTTTGTCATGATCCATATGTACGCCCTCCGTTCCCATTCAAACGCACGTCCGAAATTCCTTGAATCCATATTACCACTATTTGGTATGGAAAGAAAGTATTTTATCGAACATTTGTTTGTTTTTATCTTTTTGATTATCTGTTTCTATATATACAGACAATTGGAATGTTGGGAACTGTTGGAAATACATGGAATTGTCCCAGATGTGGGACACTATTTGAATTCTGACTCAAAAAGGTCTGTTATATGAACATGTAGACCTTGGGCAATGCATTCAAGCGTATCAAGTGATGGAGACACCTGACCATTCATGATCCTGTTGATCGTCGACTTAGAAACTCCTGTAACAATTGATACCTGACGCACGGACATATTCTTTTCGTACATGATTTTGTCCAGAGTCACTTTCATGAAATCTATTATAATATATTTTTTCACCAGCGTCTGCTGGTAAATTGTGGTAAACAGAAAGAAGCTCCTCCAGTGGAGTCTGGAAGAGCCCAAGAGCTTTTAACGAAGGTACGTTTCAATAAAAGCATATTCAGAATATGCATATTAATTAACATATTGCAATACCTGTGGTATTCTGCCACCAAAAAAATGTTATAACCGCATTTGCGATTATATATATGTTGTGTGTACTATTTAACTAAAGAAAGAGAGGAATGTGCTATGGCTTTCGGAATGAAAGATGTTTTGAATGGTGCAAAATCAGTAGCAAGCAGTAACCTTGTCCAGGGTGTGCTTAACAATTACAGCGAAATGTCTACTGAGGACATGCAGAGAGAATACGGCATGTATTTGATGGACGGTGAGGAAATCACAGTGGGATTTAAACTTGTGCGTGATGCTCTTATTTTTACTAACAGACGAATTATTTTCACGGATAAGCAGGGTGCAACCGGCACAAAGATGCGTGTAGAGTCCATCAACCTTTTCTCCGTAGTTGATGTGACGATGGAAACTGCAGGTTTCGGCTTCGATGATAGTGAACTTACTTTTACATACATCAAGACTGCTGATCTTAAAGCTCATCAGGTCCAGTATGTATCTCATAAGTTAGAGTTCCCAAAGAAATATAATGTGCAGCCATTATATAAATTGCTTCAGGAGCTCGCTTATAATAACTGTTTGAGAATTAATGGTTTAGATTAAATAAAAACCGCCCCTGCGCCAACAGGAACGGTTCTGGAATATATCCGAAGATGATACTCCTTATAATTGCAAAAATATTGTATCATCTTCAAGCAGCCTTTGCAAGCGGGCATTCCGCTGGCTGTTATTTTTATACCTATTTTTCGGGAGGTGATACAGTGGCAAACAAGAAATATACCCTTGGATCAGACGGATACTACCAAACTAAAGTCTGGGACGGTACTTATACCAAGAGCGGTCATAAGCACCGGATTACGCTTCGCAGCGCCAAAAGCAGTCGTGACCTGGAACGTCAGGTTGCCGAGATGAAAGCGCAGGTAGAAGCGCGTAACTTCGTTCGTGACACCAATATCCTTTTCATTGATTATGCACGTTCCTGGAAACTCGTATATAAGGCACGTACATCCAACAATACCAAGCGGATGTACGATAACATCATCGAGAAGCATTTCACCGCTCTGGGTGCGGTCAAATTAATGGATATTCAGAGAATCCACATCGAGACACTCCTATCCAATGCAGACGGTCACGCACGTACTCAGCAACAGATACTATTAACCTTTTCACAGATTCTCAAATCTGCGGTTGTGGACAAGCTTCTCGCCGCCAATGTTGCGGAAGAGATTCTGCGGAATACTGATAAGGTCAAATACAAACCAAAAGAAAACCGTGCACTCACGCCAGCAGAAAAGAAAGCTGTCTTTGAAGCAGATTATAAATATGCTGCTGATCAGGCTTACTTGTATCTGATCTACGGATGTGGACTCCGCAGAGAGGAATGTGTGGCTCTCAGTGTATTTGACTTTAACTTCAAAAAGAGTGAACTGTCCATCTCCCGCGCTTACGAATATATTGTGAATGATGCCGGGGAAAAAGGAACGAAAACCTGGAACTCTGTTCGAACTGTGCCTATCCCCCAGAAAGTCTTACCGGTGATCCGTGACTATGTGGATTCTGTCAAGCGATCAGGACGGACTCAATTATTCGTTACGATGAAAGATAATAAACCTTTTACCAAGTCGGCTTATGACCGGATGTGGGAGCGCATCCTGACCTCTATGCAAGCTGTGTGCGAAGAAAAAATAGTTGGTCTAACCGGGCATGTATTCCGGCACAACTACTGTTCTTCTCTTTGTTACCAGATTCCTAAGATTTCTATCAAGCGTATTGCTGAATTAATGGGCGACACCGAAGATATGGTGATGAAAGTTTATTCACATATTTTAGCCGAAAAGGAAGACGTGGAGGGCGCAGTGAACGCTGCTATTAATTTCTAA